GCCACGGCCAGCTAATAACCCCTACGAGCTTGAGAACGATAAACACAACCGCCAGCACGCCTGTAATCCCAAGACCGCCTGAATTTGAACTGTCCGCCATCTTCTCTCTCCTTATCAACTAAACATGGCGTCGCATGCCTGAATGAAGCACATGGGCGCGCTATCATTGACCGTATAGCGCGTCGGACTTTCACGGTAGACGTAGCCACCTTTGAGTGATGCGGTTTCCGCGATTTCGACCGTCTGGCCTACTTCCAGCTCGTCAACCAAATCGGCAACCTGTAACTGTTCAGTCGTGAATTTCATGGTCTTTGTTCTCCTTATCAACTCTCTGAGCTAACCTACCAAGTCGCTCCGTTGCAATTCAGGACTATACACGCATGCGTGAATCGCTGTCAATATACCATTTCGTGCACGCTACCGTGAAAATAGTTGTTGCACTCAAACGTGAAATGTGCATAATGGGAACTCGAAATGGCTGACGACTTAATCACAACAACCGAAGCGGGCGAAATCCTTGGGTGCGATCCGAGCACGATTCGCCATCGAATCTTGGCGGGCAAGCTGGATTTTGTTAAGCGCGGGCGTGACCTTTACGTTTCGCGGAAAACAATACAAGTCGAGGCCGATATCAAGAATCGCCCCAAGTCCAACGGCAACAAACCAAAGGGCAAGAAGTAATGAAAGAAGCACTACAGAGCGCAGCGGCAAACTGGATCGCAAATGTTAAGTGGTTCATTTGTCACAGGTCGAATGAGGTTGGAGCGTTCCTTCTGTTCATGAGCCTGATGATCATTTTGATCTTTGGAGTGTTTCGGGAGTGGTGAAGCGATGAAAGTTGACTCGTGGAAATGCGACGGCGAAGGCTGCGGCATTCAGAAGGCCGAAACGAATCATTGGTTTCGCGGCTACAAGTTGGCGGCTGGGGGTGTGGTGCTCATCCCGTGGAACGGTGCGCCACCCGTGGAAGAAGTTGAGGATTTTGAAGCGCACTTGTGCGGCGCTAACTGCGTCACCGGATGGGTATCAAAGAATTTGTTTTGAGAGACGGAGGAATCAGATGCCTAAACGCATGAGCGAAACTGAAAGACTGATCGGGTTTGCAATGAGCGCAACCCAGGATGCTTTGAATAGCGCGTCGAATCCGAAGCCAATCAATCGCAAGTGTACTCAATGCGAATGGACGGGCAAGACGGCATTTCCTGAGCCATGTCCGAAGTGCAGCGAGAAAACTGAGGCCGCATAAGTTCACCCCATGCCGAAGGACGCTGAAATATGGAACCTCTCAGAGCCATCGGAGAAGCATCGGCTGATGCGGCAAGTCAGCACGCTGCCGGCCGGGTTGTACGAGGTGCTAATCAAGCCAAAGAGGCGCACGCGATCACTCAACCAGAATTCGTATTACTTCGCCGCCGTTGTTCAGCCGTTTCGAGAGTGGCTAATTGAGAACTGGGGCGAGCGGGTAACGATGGAACAGGCGCACGAAACATTGAAACTCGCACTGCTTGAAAGGTCAGACGCTGGAGGGGTTGAGTTGATGCCAAGCACTCGCACTTTAGATACGGCGGCATTCTCGGAGTACCTGGAAAGCGCGATTCAATTTCTCGCAACCAAGTGCGATATCTGCGTAATTCCCGCGGAGATTTACTACGAAACATCAATCGAAAGGTAACTATGACACCACAAGAGCTATTTCAGATGTTTGTTCCGCGTATTGCGCCGTTCGGGATTCCTGTACTGGCTGGTGGTGCCGTTCGGGATTCGTTGTTAGGTCGAACGCCAAAAGATTATGATCTGTTTATTCTGCAAGGCTGTCTGTTTGATTTCGACCGGGCTAAGGCTGAGATTCCGCCCCTGCTCGCTGACTTAGTACAGGTTCCGCCCGTGGTCGATTGGCATAATTCAGAGCCTTACCTTGTGGCAACTGTTGAGTGGCGAGGCGTTCAAGTTCAGGTCCTCGTCAATCCCGCGCCTGACATGGCGTCGTTAATTAAAACTTTCGATTGGAATGTCTGCTTGTTCGGGTTTGACGGCAAAGAGTATTTTCAGGGCGAGTCGTTAGAAAACATTGTTCCCGGCAAAGACCTTCGCTTACAGACTACAACCTTCCCTCTTAGCACCCTACGGCGCGGCTTCCGATTCAGCGAGCGATTCAAGATGCGGCTATTGAGTGCTGACATTCTGTCGCTCTGTCAAAGCGTGGTAGATAACGCCGCAAAGGGGCCGCACGGGAACGAGCCAGACATGGAAGCTCTAGCCGCAAACATTCTCGTTGATGACGATATTAACTTTTGAAAGGTAACTTTTTATGAGCGAACAGCAATCATTAGTCAGTCAGTCCGATCCGTATCTTGACCTTATTCGAGAGGTGACGGGAAACCCCGAACTATCCGCCGAAAAGCTCAAGATTCTCGTGGATATGCGACTGCTACTGGAAGACCGAGAAGCCAAGAAGCTCTTTGACGTAGCAATGGAGAGCGCCCAAAAAGAAGTCGTTGCCCTAAAGTGGGACAAGAAGGGCGACAACAACTACTACGTTAAATATCCGACCATTGAAAAAATGCTACGGCCTATTCGAGAGAAGTATGGATTCACCCAAAGCTTTGATGCGGAGACGAGCGCGGTTGCCGGCCAGATGATTTTCTGTTGTGACGTGTCTCATGATGGAGGGCACACGAAGCGATACCGACTGCCAATGTCTATCGACGGCCAAGGGCCGAAGGGTGGCGGGGTGATGACCGGAGCGCAGGCTGTGGGCAACGGAACATCCTACGCCATGCGCTACCTTCAAAAGATGATCTGGAACATTCCGATGCTGGTCGATAAGGATGACAACGACGGCAATGCGCCTCCACCCCCTGCCATCAACGCGAAACAGGTTGCGGATCTACGCGCCCTGGCTGACGAGGCAAAGAAGCCCGGCGAGAAGTCTGCGGATGTGTTGAAAGGTCTATGCAAGTACCTTCAGGTGGACAAGATCGAAAACCTCCCGGCATCGGCTTATCAAACAGCAGTCACGGCCTTAACCAAACGAAAGGCTCAAGCAGCGTGATTGACGTAGCCCAAAACACGCCGGAATGGAATCAGTTGAAGTGCGGGTGGATCGGCGCCTCTCGCATAGGCGACATGATGGCGACTACCAGGAACGGGTGGGCCGCATCGCGCAAGAGCTACTTCAATGAACTTTTGGCACAAAGGCTCACCGGAAGGCGCACCAGTCGTTACGTCTACAGCCTGAATAACAGACTCGAAATGGAACCGGAGGCACGAGCAGCTTACGAATTCTATACAGGCAACGGGGTTGTGGAAGTCGGATTTATCCCGCACCCCAAGATCGATCGCGCCGGCGCTTCGCCTGATGGGCTGGTTGCCGACGGCGGCGGATTGGAAATCAAATGCTGTGACGCGGGGGCGCATCTCGCAATGATCGAGACGAGCATCATTGACTCCACCTATCTCTATCAATGCCAGTTTGGTATGGCGTGCTCTGAGCGTTCGTGGTGGGACTTCGTAGCGTATCACCCAGACATGCCGGAGGAGTTGAAATTCTGGACGAAGCGAATCGAACGCGACGACGACTTAATCGAGCGAATCGAAAACGCCGTGCGAGATTTCGACGCTGAAATAGAAACCAAGATTGCAACACTGAGGAACGGTCATGCGGTGTCTTAAGGGCCACACATTCCCAGACGACGATCTAGGTGCCGTTCAGTTGGACGACGGATCAGGCACTCTCTGTGGATTTCACGTTGACGACCTGTTAGGCAAGATGCCCACACCGTCAACAGATTCAATCGGGCGTGTGATTACCCCAAGGAAGCAGCCAAAGGGCCGGAAGATGTTTAGCAATTCACTTGGAAGGTTTGCACCGAACAAGGATTAGCTTTGGCCTCCTAGTCGCATGGTGAGGCCAGAGGCGCAGCCGGGGAGTTGATTGTCGTGGGGGCAAACCTGGCTTCCCGGTTGCGCAAGATACGCGGCTCGCAGCCTAGAAACTGCTCTGCAAAAGGTGGGAGGAACCCACGAGTCGCAATTCAAATCGCAGTGTGAGGTAAAGGAAATGGCTAAAAAGAAACTACCAATCATCGAACGCCTCGAAACGTTTTGGGAGCAGCACAACTCAAAGCTGAACGCAATTATCGGCAAGGCAACGGTGCCTGCGATGCGCTCAGGCGACCCGCTTGCGAAAGAAGTTCACAGTGACTTGCTAGACTTTGCGCATTGGGTTGATGAGCAATTTGAAGGAATGGATGAAGCATAGTTTGAGTTTGTGAGGTAAAGGAGAAACGAAATGAAATCAACAAAATGGAAGAAATGGCGGTTGTCGAAATTCAAATTTCCAACCTTCATAATCTACGGCCAGAACGGACGCGGCTCCGGGTCGCTTTCTATCGGTCGCGTAAGGGCCGCGGCAGAGTTAAGTCGGACACTGGGAAAGGCTCGCGTGGACGCAATGAAGATCACGGACACGGCTCGCGAGTGGGTGTTCATGGAGGCGTGTTGAGTTTTGCCGAACTACTACGCGAGCGTTCGCAGCCCCACCAGAGAGGGACACAGCATTTCGGGGTGAGGTAGGTAGAAGATGAGAGGAATCACGGTTCACAGAGACGAGGACGGCACGCCGCGTGAGGTTCGCTATCTCACCGATGACCGCGATGCGCGAGACGGGCGCAGGCTTGAACTGTGCATCGGGTGGGGCAACAACGGCGACTGGTACGTCGTGACGGTTCCTGAAGGCGAGCACAGCTTTACCGCTGTCAGACTTTGCACAAGCGGCGGCGCGTCGTCTGCTGTGCCAGGATTCGTACCGCTCATCGCGGAGGCATTCAGGAAGCTGGTGGCTGCGGCTGAGCCCGTGACTTCCCGGTTGCGCTAGATAAGGAGAAACGAATGGCAAAGCGTAAATATTGGCGCTGTTTTCACTGCGACGAGGTGTTAAGAACCCGTAAATCAGCGGAGGAGCATTTCGGCAGCGGTGACTATGAAGACGAGCCTCCGCTGTGTGTCGAAGCCGCGACAACTGATAAGCGAGAACTGGTTTTGAAAAATCGCGAATTGTGGGAAGAGCTTCAAAAGGCCAATGCTGAAATCGAGAA